GGCCGCGCGACTAGCGCGCCGCTCGATACACCAGCCCAGACCTGGCCCTTCCTCGGCAATCAGCCGGTGCAAACCTTCAACGTCCATTTTTCTTTCCTCCCTTTTTTTGCACTGACGGACGCAACACCGGCTTCGCCAGCGGCGCGCCATTGATCGTCGCGCTGTTCAAGCCTTCTGGGCTCGCTGATATTTTCACCAGATAACCGCGCTCAGCCCAATAGGCCTGGATTTTTTTTGCGAGACGTTCGTTTTTCGTCATGTCTCAGCCCTCCTTCTTTTTCTTTGTCTCATAAGGTGAGCGCGAAAGCAACCACTCCTGCATCTTTTTTTGTGCATCCGCCAAGCCGTGGCCAATGATCACTGCGTGGCCAACGCTTTCAAGGTACGCGTGCCAATCCGCCTGCACGGCTGACACCACGCCGCCATTGGCGCGCTTCATCTCAATCCACAAATTCCAAGCCGGCACACACAAATCAGGCACGCCAGGGCTGACGCCCTCGACCTTTAGCCTGGCTCCTGCACTTTGCGACCGCGCTTCCCCGTTAGGAATCGCAAAGATCCGAACGGGGCTATAGGTCTGGCGAAACCAGCTCACAAACTCGCGTTGCTCGACGTGTTCAGAGCGAGCGGATCGGCTCCCAGCTCCTGCTGATGACGCGGAAGAACCGGTCTTCTTTGCGGTAGGTGATTGACGTTGGCGCGGGCGACGAGGAAAGCGCTTCATACAATTCTCCGTCTTTATAAACGTGCAGTTTCAACGCCCCCAAAATATTTTGAAGCCGATGCCACGCCCTATACGACGCCCCCCCGCCATGCCAAACAGTGAAGTATTCTGTGATTATCTCAGCATAAGGATCTTTCGGATAGTATCGAACCCGGAGCATATCGGTCCCGTTGTTGTGTATATCCCAGCGCCAAGCTTTAATTGGCGTTCCTTGCTCGCCAAGCTCATCGCTCATGATCGGAGCAACCTTAAGCTCCATCTGTGGCGGCTTTGGCGGTGGAAATTCGTAGCCGCAATTGGGGCAATAACGCACAGCTGTGTAGCAAAGCTCATGACATTCAGGGCAGGCTTTAACCGGAACCTCGCCGCCTTCTGTTTTTTTCGGCTTCTTTACGAGAGGATCGTCAAAGAAGCCGTGCGTGTGCGTCAGCCCCGCAAAATCCAGCACCAGACAATCATTGATGTCTTCCTTCAGCCGCGTCCCGCGCCCGAGCATTTGCACATACAGGGACGTCGATAGGGTAGGGCGACAAGCGGCAATGCAATCCACATTCGGAGCATCGAAGCCGGTGGTCAAAACATTGGCGTTTGTCAGCGCGCGGATTTTTCCAGCCTTAAAGTCAGCAATGATTTTCGCTCGCTTATCGGATGGAGTTATGCCGACAATCGTTTCTGTCGTTACTCCCAGCGCCTGCAGCGCATCGCGCATGGCAAAGGCGTGGGCAACGGAAACGCAAAATACCAAAATGCTTTTGCGTTGTTCGGCCTTGTCATAAATTTCTTCAGCGACTGACCGATTAAGATCGGCCTTGTTCACTGCCGCCTCGAGATCGGCCTCGACAAATTCGCCGCCGCGCTTCTTGACTTCGCTCAGGTCAAACCTGGTCGCAGTGGCCAGTGATCTAAGCGGCGCCAGATAGCCTTGCTTGACAAGATCCAAGACCTCGATCGGCTCGAGCAAATCGGTAAATATGGCGGGTGCGTCTGTGATGTAGCCGTGGCCCAGCCGATAGGGCGTAGCGGTTAGGCCGATCACTTTTAGTTGGGGGTTGATTGCCGTCAGTTGATCAATCAGGCGCCGGTAGTTTCCCTCCGCCGCATGATTGATCCGATGGGCCTCGTCAATCAGCACGATATCCACCCAACCAAGCAAGTCAGCCTTTTTGGCGACGCTTTGAATGCCGGCAAACGTAATTGCCTCGCCCGCATTCCGTTGGCGCAGGCCAGCAGAGTAGATCCCAAGCGGCGCGTCCGGCCAGTGTTGGCGCATCTTGGATGCGTTCTGTTCGATCAGCTCCTTGACATGCGTCAGCATTAGGATGCGCTGGTCGCTGTAAGTGGACACAACCAGCTTACAGAACTCAGCGATGATGTGGCTCTTGCCCGCGCCGGTCGGCAAAACCAGGCACGGGTTGCCCGTGTGCTGTTCGAAATACTCAAACAGCATGTCAAGGGCGCGCTGTTGATAATCGCGCAGCATTGCCACCTCCCACAGTTAAAAAGGCGTCCAATGATCGTTGACAAGCTTGCGTGACGACACGCCCCCGGCCCCGTTCAGCACGACTTCTCCCTCAATCCGATAGGCGCCAGTGATCCCGTCCGGGCTTTCGGCCTGGTTCCACAGCACAAGATTAGGGTGCAGCACATGGCTGTCGCAGCCCTCAATTTGCGCCTCATAGGGAATCTCAGCGTCGTACACCGCGCAATGGCTTGTGCCGTCCGGGCGAGCTGTAAAGTGAGCACAAGTGCGGCAATGGACTTCGCTCGTCATGCTAATGCTGTGGCAAAAAAAATTGCCTGGGCACATTTTGCAAACGTAGTACGCCGCACTGGCCTTATACATAGGATCGGGCAGGCGGTCGCTTGCGGTAATGTGCTTGGCCCGCTGCACGGCTTCCTCTGCAACCAGCCGATCATAGCGCACGCGCTCTGAGTATAGCCGATCGTCGTCCTTGCAGACCGCCAGATACAAAGCCCTGTCAATGCCCGTCGCGTGCATATAGACCTGCATCTGGACGTAGTGCGTCGGCTTGGCCTTCTCGACGCCCTCTTTCAACAAGCCCGCAAAAGACCGTGCGTTGTGCGTCTTGAATTCAGCGACGTGCGGCTTCTCTGGCGCCTCAGGTACGCCCAGAACGATCGCGTCGATCGTGCCAGCCACATGGCCGCCAAGAGACACCGCCACCTGCGTGTCCACGATCGTCAACCCGGCCAGCTCCAGATCGGCCAACATGACCTCTTCTTCGCGTTGGCCCCGTCGAAACAGGCGCAAAAGCCGCCCTTCGTGGTTGTCTTCCACGGCCCACCGAAAGCTCAGCCACAACCAACGATCGCACTCATGCCCCAACATGGATGCTCCAAGATGCGGGCGAGGCTTGCGCCCCGCCCTGTCTTGGTTTCGCACAGCATTGTCGATCAGGGTGACAACGGTGTGCTGGGGATCCGCCAAGGCGCTCACTTCTTGGCCTGCCATGGCGGGGTCGGACGGCTCAGGGCGGCTTGCGTGGCCGCGCCAGGCGCGGCGGGGGTTTCGCCGACCGAGGCAGGAACGCCGGCAGACAAAGCCTTCCAAGCTCTAATCTCATTGCTATCGGCGTACTGGCCGTCGCCCTTGCGGATATCAACCTTGATCTCACAGACCCCGCCGACCAGCTGATCAGTGTCTGAAATCTTGGTCAGCCCGATTGCCCGCATCAGCTCGCCCAGCTGCTGGCGGCCAATCTGCTCCGCCTTGGCCGAGGGGTTGGAGTGGTTGATGTTGCCGTACACCACGCGACCCTGATGGCTGGGGCCGGTAATGTCGTAGCGCACCGCGATATACTCACCAGTGCCGGCCTTCGTCGTTTTGCCCACGGCCTCGACAATGCGCGCCTGATACCAGCCAGGCGGCAGGGGATCATACTGGCCGCCGCCGACAGGCAGATCGTCCAGGGTGAAAGTTTGATGCAGCTTCATTGTTAGTCCTCCTTTGTGATGGTGAACGATGGCCGGCCTGGGGTGATAGTAATGGCCGGGAGCAGGGGCTTGGTGATTTTGCCGTCGGCAGAGCGCCACTGGCGCATGTCCACTTCGGGCCTCCAGCGAAACAGCGTGCTTAAGTGATCGCTTAGACCGTGGGCTTCGGCCAGGGTTTGCAGCTTGTCGCTGTCAATCTTCCAATTGTCGCGCTCAGCAATGCGAATGCGGTAGCCCTTAGCTTCGCGCAGGCCGGCCTTGAGCATCATGTCTTCAATTGCCCGCCGCTGTGCGATGGCTTGCACCTCGGCTTCTTTGGCCTCAATCCATTGTTGGGGTAGCGACCTCATGACTGCACCTTCGCAATGATGTGGCCCAGGTCAGCCGGTTCCCACGCCTCAAGTTTGCCGCTGCGGTCCTTGGCCTGCCAAAGGCCGTCTCCGTCGCACTGCAGCGCCCGTTGCACTGCGCCGTCAGGGTCTTTCTCGACGCGCAAAGCCAGCACTTCGTCGAAAAAGTAAGGCAGGCTTTGGCCGGTTTTGTTGCCGGGCATGCTGGGCGAGTAGAGTAGCCGGCCTTGTTCGTCGGCCTGCTTCTCGAGCTTGGCGCTCATATAAACGTGCT